TTTTCAAGCTTTCGCTGCAATAGGAATTAAAGCAACAGTTCCAGACCCAGGTAATGCAGGTAGAACATATTTTAAAAATAATGAGTATTTAAAATGCGAAGTTACAGGATATAGTGACTCAACATCTTTATTGTCAATTTTTGGCGGACCTTCTGACGAAGGAAAGTCTCATAAAGGTTATTATGAGTTAAAAGTTGGATCTAAAACTATATTGGCACCACATGATGCTGTTGTTTTGTCAAGCATGGCTAGTAGTTACGATCAAAATCCTATTGCAGGCGGTCCAGAGTTATTAGAAGGATTTATGAAACCTGATAATGGTGACTCTAATAACTTAGAAATATTTAATCCTATAGTCAAAGCATTTGAATCATCAAGAGGTCGAGGTCTAGCAGGAGTAATAACTCAGCTAGACTATAATTACAATGACAGTACTTGGGAAACAAGTCGAATAGGATCAAAAGCACCCCAGTTTATGCGTGTTCAGCTTACGTTTTCACCAATTCATGATATACCACTTGGCCTTGATTATAAAGGTTTTATGAGAGCGCCGGCTTATAATGTCGGTAAAGTCAATAGGACTTTCTTTGGTGAGGTTTATGATACGTATAACAAAAATGGCAGTTCTGATGGTAATGGATTATCAGCAGCAATAAAAAAATATGAAGATCTACAAAACGATTTAAATGAAAAGTCTTAAGGTAGTGTGCAATGACTTTATCTAGATATAGACAATCAAGCTTAATAAAAAACAACAAAGCTGTTGGAACAAATATGGCTCGTGTGGCCGTATATAAAGCAGCCCAAAATGGTGATATATCAACTGATATTTACATTACAAGTCAAGGAGATAGACTAGATAAGCTAGCAGGAAGATTTTATGGTGACGGGACTTTATGGTGGGTAATAGCAGCAGCAAGTGGTATAGGTTGGTGGTTGCAGATTCCTGCAGGAGTTGTTTTAACAATTCCAACAAATATTGATCAAGTAAATAATTTGGTGTCCTAAAATGGCTGAAAGACCTTCTGGTGCAAACCCAATTAGAAGAAAAGATACAGGTAAATCACAACTTAGTCTTATTCTTGATAAATATAATTTTAAATCATATATTAACACTATTGATAGAGAAGAACTGCTGAAAGGAGTATCAAAAGGGCCTAATGAAGTTCCAATTAATTTAAGTAGAAATGGTGAGATTTCTGATACATTATTTTCTATATCAAGTGATCCAATATATACAATTGATTTTATTAAAGAAGATGCTAGAGGTTTTGGTGCAGTTCAAAATATAGGCAAAACATTACAAATAACCTTTGAAAATGTTTCCAATTCTATATTAAACATTAAGCCTTTTAATGATTCAGAAGTTATTTTAAAAGATAGTCAGGATGTGCAAATTCTTAACTTACAAAAAAACTCTTTTAGGCAAACGTTAAGTAAACATATTACAAATAAAGAAACTAGAACAATTGCTACTAATTGTAATATTCAAGGGCAAGTAATAGATGAATCTACTGGAATTGTAACATCTAATAGACCTTTTTCCATAAGAGAATTATTAAGTGATCCTGACATTAATAGAAACCCTAATACGAAACCTACTAAAAAAGACCCGCACTTATCGACATATCAAATATTTGATGAGTCTTTAGCAATAGGAAATAGACAAACTGCTGAGCTAGCAGTATTCCTTAATATGATTCCAACAATAGAACTTTCAAGGTGCGTGCCAATAATATCAGCTAAATTTAGTTTGCCTGAAAGAATTTTTAAAAGAAAAAGTAACGTAGTTGAAGAATTTACTATTGCAAATAATGCAGACTTTTTATATGGTTCAGAACCTAAGTCTGCTAAAGAAACAATGAGTGCTTATAGAGGTGATACTTTTATAAAAAAAATGGAAAACAATAAAGGTGCTTCTGCAACTAAACTAGGTATATCAACAAATTTAGATATATTTTTAGCTCCACAAACCATGGTAAATTCAGAAGAAAAATATAGCGGCGCAGATTCTGATTTTCCAGGAGCAACAAAAGCAGAATTTGGAAGAAGTAGCCCTGTTATTGATAAAATGAGGCCTTTTTTATCAATATCTTCTTTTGATATTGATGTTAAACCAACAAGAGGATTGTTAAGTTATAAAACAGCTCAACTAGAAATAGTTTTGCACGATAGAAGTAGAATGGCTGACGTTGCGCCTTTTATTAAACCAGATCTTTTTGGCACTTACGGATCTGAAATATCTGTTGAATACGGGTGGGCTCACCCGGATGGATCAAATCCTTTTGGAGCAATAATGAATTTAATGCGTGCTAGAGAAAAATATATGATTGTCAATAGCACGTTTAGTTTACAAGAAACGGGAGAAGTTAAAATATCTTTATCGTTAGCAATGCTCGGTGCCACAGATATTGTAAATACAAATATTTTTGGTTCTCCAAGTCTTAAGAATAGTATTAAGGCCTTTGAAGATCTTAGAAAACAGTTTGACGAAACAGTTTCTTCTATTAGCGGAAAAGACAACGACGGCGATTTTCAAAGTTATATTAGATTAGCAAATGAAATTCAAAGCTCTTCAACTTTTGGAAAAGACTATATTTCTAGATTAGAAAAACTAATTAATTCCAGAAATATAGGCGATTCCTCCGATGTTGATGATATTTTAAGGTCCCGGGCAAGAGAACTAAAAAATAAAATTGTAAGCATTAATGAGACAAAAGGATCAATTTACAAAGAATATAATGCTGTGTTTAGTAATAAGCATGATCCTTATCTTTCATTTGAAGTTTTATTAGATCTAGGATTAATAAATGATAAAGGCGTTGTAATAGATGAATCAAACAAGTCAAAAAGTATAGATAACTATATTTCGTTTGGAAAAGTTGTTTTAGCAATACTTGGTAAGAATTTAATACAAACTAAAAGATTTAATGAAGTTCAGCTAATATTTTATAATACAAATAGCAAATGCTCTAAAGCATCTAGCGTTAATATTGCAAACTTGCCAATAAGTAAAGAAGAATTAAAAACTTTTATAACAGAAGTAATTCAAAAAAGACTTGATCAACTTTCAATAGGTGCTTTAATTCAAAATTTAAGTAAAAGATTTATAGAGAACAAAGCTAGTCTTTTATTTGGATTTAAAGGAATTTATATTTATGACGCTAAAACAGGTAATACTAAAATTCCTGAAGGATTAACGGAAAGATCAGCTGCAGCTTCACAAAAAGAAATATTATATAGAACATATTTTACTGATACTGAATATGATGTTTTAAAAAGGGCAATTAGAACAGATGTAAGTAAACTTACCGATAAACAAACTAGAGCATTAACTAGAAAAGTTGACTTTGTTCCTCCACGTATAGGATTTTCTACAGAAGTAATATACAAGTCTGATAAAAGTCAACTAAATAATTTAAATGTATCACCTGAACCTGTTTTTTCTTTTAAAAGCACTAATCGAGAAGATGATACAATTTTAAGAGTTCATATCTTTGATAAAGCAAATACTCCGTTTCAAGGAGCATATGATCTTATAACAGAAGGTATAAAGTCTGATTTTAAAACTCTTAATCAAGAAATGATTGTTAATCGTGAAGACTTAACTAAAAGAGGTAGAGGCAGAAATCTTAGGCAATTTAATAAGGAACTAAACGAAAGATTTAAAGTAATAAATGCTAAAGTTAGAGAAGGAAATGAAACTTCAACTGATATTGTCTTAAATACTAGATTTGGTGCTGTAAAAGAAACTTATAAAAAAATAATGCCTTCTTTAACTTATGGATCGCAAAATAGTGCAATAAAAAACGCATCATTTCAAACAATAAATGAAGGTAGACTAGCAACGGTTTTTATAACAAGAGCAGACAGAGAATTAGAGACCGGGCGCAATATCTTAAAAAAGTCTGTAGGCATAGGAGCTGATGATTTACCTTTAAGAGTACTTCCATCAAAAGTAGACTTAACAACAATAGGTTGTCCAGTTATAAACTTTGCGCAAAGTATGTTTTTTGACTTTGGCACAGGAACAACAGTAGATAATTTATATAATGTTGTAGGGATAAAACATAGTATTGGGCCAGGAAAATTTGAAAGTGGATTAACGCTTCAATATGGAGATGTATACGGTAAATACGAAAGCAGAATAGTTTCAGAACTAGCACTTGAAAATTCTTTAAAACAAATACAAAGAGCAGCTAGGGAAGAAGCTAAAAGAATTGCAGAAGAAAGAGCTGCTATAGAAAAAATGGAAGCAGCGGCTGCTTATAGAAGGTTGCCGCCTGGTAGAAATAGCGATTTTATTTTTAACATTTTTGAAATTTGAGGTTTAAATGAGCAACTTAAGAGTAGGAGGTTTTACAAACCTTAGTGAAGATAATAATTTATCATATACACCTAATATACAATCAGGATTTTCTGGAATAATAATACCTCAAATTTTAAATGTAGGCAATACATTTAATATTAACCCTATTGTAAGCGAAAAGCTAACAGCAAATGAAAACTTATCAAAAGTTTTTAAAAATTCTATTATTGATACTTCTTACGGAAAAATATTGGCTCAAGGAAAAATTAGTTTAACAAAAATATATAAAAATGAACCGTACAATATAGAAAATCAATTAAGGTTATTCAATAATCATATTAAAATAAATAAAGAAGCTGTTAGCTTAAAAAACTTGAAAATTCCAAATGTAGGTATGCTTTTAGGCGGAAATTTAACTGCAAGAAGCAAACTGTATAAAAATTCTCAGTGGCTAACAGTAAACGATAGCATTGGACCGAGATTCGATGTATTTTATATCAAATATGATTCTACAACTCAAAGAGGCGGAATATTAAGTATTCAAGAAATATCTTTAAAGCTTTTTCAAAACTATAAAGCAAGACTCTATACACCTAAAAGACCGAAAACGTCTGCTAAGATAAATTTAGCAACTTCAAATTTTGGAATATCACATGCTGCTGGAAGTGCAATAAATTCTAGTATAATTGATGGAAAAGATATTTCTTTTGAATTAAAAACAATTCAACCTTTTTTTAATACAACAAATAATAAAATTACATTAAATTCTAGAGCTATAAATGGTGATTTAGAAGAATTTGATGGATTCATTACTTTACAAAAATTAACGCCTATTCAGTTTAGAACTCTAATAAATGAATTTGCAAAAGTTAATGATAAAAAAAGTGAAAAAATAATTAGTAATACAAATAATAATTTTAGAAATGCCAACATAGACAATGCATACTTAGTGCCAAATTCAGAATATTCAATGAATTATATTAACTTGCTATTTTCAATGTTAGTTATAGAAGTCAAGCCTTTAGTTAAAAAATTTGATGATGTTCAATATTTCATATATGAATACTTTATTAATAAAATTTATTATGCAATTAGAAATCCAGAAAATTCTAACTTCAATGATTTTGATATTCTTAATAATAATTTAATTAAAGATTATCGTAAAAGGCCTACAATTGATTTAAATAACAAATTAAAAGAAATATACAATAGAAAAAAGCGTAATATTTTTTATTACCAATATACTGAAAAGTTAAATAGTGAAGAAGTTAGTAAAATAAACCCGTTTCTTAAAAATTTATATAAGTTAGTAAATACTGAAATTGCTAAAGACTTATGCAGAAAAATTGCTAATCATGCAACTTATGTTAAATTTTTAGATAGTAATACTTTAAGCTCGCGTTTCCTTTCAAATTCTGCAGGCGTGTCCGAAACAACTTTAGAATATAAATTAAAAAGAATTCTTATAAAAGATGCCCTTAATGTTGTAAATTAGATAAATATTTTTTATAATTCTCATATGAGTTTTATAAATATTAAAAATTTATTTTCAAAAGATATTGAGTTTCCTTATGAAATTGATTGTATCTTTGATTTATCTTTTTTTCAAAATAAATTTTTAAAAGATAACTTAAACAAAACCTTTCTTGTTAAAGAAACATCTTTTAATAGTGACGTAGAAAAGCATTTAAATATTTTTAAAAGTCTTGACGTAAAAAATATAAGTCTCGTTGAGTCTTTGCCAAGAAACAAAAAAAATAGTCTTATAAAATTTGTAAAAGATGAGATACAATTTTTTATAGAAGAAGCTAAATTAAGTAGATATTTTTCTGTTTATAAAAATCAACAAGATCTATACAAAAATATAACTAAATATAATGTAGATTCTAAAGCATTAAATGCTTATCTATTGTTAGAACAAAATGAAACTTTAAAATCAAATTTATTAGGTTTTAAAAATAATAAACAAGTAGAATATTCTAGATCAAAAACTTCAACAGGTCGTTTATCATCTAAAAGCCAAGCAAATATTTTAACTCTTCCAAAAAAATATAGAAATATATTTAAATCATCCTTTGAAAAAGGTAAGTTATTTTATATTGACTTTGTTTCTCTTGAACCTAGAATTATGCGTAAATTAGGAGGTTGGGATTGTCAAGGTGACATCTATGAAGAAATTATGTTAAATCTAGAATTAGACATAGACCGTTCAATTATAAAGCAAGCAATAATTTCAGCTGTATATGGTTCTTCAAAAAAGAGTTTGTATTCAAAAATATCAAAAGACAAAGTTGATCAACTATGCAATTATATTGACAATTATTTGTGTGTTAATCAATGTCTTGAAATGGCTCAAGAAAGCAGCGAAAATGGACATAGAACAAACTTTTGGGGTCGCGTCTTATGGAATAATCATGTCACCGAAGAAAATATCATATTAAACAATTATGTACAGTCTACGGCAGTTGACGTTGCCTTGAGTGGATTTGCTAAAATTTATAAAAAACTAAATAAAAATCAAGCAAAACCTATCTTTATTATTCATGATGCTCTCATGATCGATGTTAAAGAAGATTATATCGATGAATTTATAAAAGAAGTTAAACAAGGATATAATTGCAATAGACTTGGTAATTTTCCAATCAGTGTAGAGGATTTATATGGAACGAAATATTGAAGAAATCTGGGGCAAATACGAAGGTCTTTTAAGAAGACTATCTGATCATAACCTTAATACATTACTTAACGAGCAAGGGCAAAGAATTGCTGAATGCACATTTAATACGTCATCAAGTGAATCTTTTACTGGTCCTGGCGGCTTAGTTGAATTTTGTCTAGAAGTAGCAAAGGCTGCAAGAAGTCTAAACGAAGCATTAGGATTAAACTGCTCAACAAAAAGCATTTTGCTTACAGCGCTTCTTTCAGACTTAGGGCGTATTGGTGATCTAGAACAAGACACATTTTCTATTCAAGATTCTGACTGGCATAGAGAAAAACTAGGTCAACTTTATAAGTGGAACGAAGAATGTGATAAAATGTCAATGACACATAAAACATTATTTCTGCTTCAACATTACGGTGTTAAACTTACTAAAGAAGAATGGTTAGCAATTCAATTATCAGGTGGAATGCATTATGAAGAAAATAGATTCTATGCAGGACATAATAAAGGCCTACTTTTTCTTATTCAAACAGCAAGGCAGCATATTTTAAATAAATAGTCTGGTAATAAATAGTAACAAGGAGTTATTATGAAAAGATTACTAGAAAGTTATATTAAGGAAGTTTTATCTGAAAAGAAAATAATGTCAAAAGAAAAGCATGGTAAATATAAGGAGTCTTGTGGATGTTCTGAAGGTGAAATTTGTGATGAATGTGGCCCTTCTGAAGTGGATGAAATATCTTCAGTTGGCGGTGTTAGTGGTAGTCCACCTTCAATAACTGGTGTTATTACACCGTTAGGTGCAGGTTCAAGAGGTAAAGTTAGATATGCCGACCCAAAAACTAAAGATTCTCCAATAGAAGGTCCAAGTAAACACCTTAGAAAAAGTAATAAAAATAGCAAGAAAAAAAGAAAAACTAAAAAATAAACATTGTTTGTAAAAAAGATAAAATAAATATATTATACAGTCGCCATTAGGTGGCTGGCTTAAAAAAATAAAAAATTAAACAGTTACCAAACAAAAACATTTAAACATTTAACAAGGAGAAAAATATGGCAATCGATATGGATGCAATTCGTCGTAAACTTGGTCAACTTAGCGGTGCAAACAGCAAGCGAAACATTATGTGGCGCCCAGAAGAAGGTGAGGAAACAACAGTTCGACTTATCGCTTATCCTAATAATGATGGGCAACCATTTAAAGAGCTAATGTTTTACTATAACATTGGTAATAACCCAGGACTTTTGGCACCTTACCAATTCGGTAATCCAGATCCTATTCAAGAACTAATTACTAAACTTCGTGATGATGGAAGTAAAGAAAGTTATGAGTTAGCTAAAAAGCTATATCCAAAGATGCGTTGTTTTGCACCAGTTATTGTTCGTGGTGAAGAAGATAAAGGCGTTCGACTTTGGGCATTTGGCAAACAAATCTATCAGTCACTTCTAAATTATATGCTCGATGAGGACTATGGTGATATTACAGACGTAAGTGAAGGTAATGATCTTCGCATTAATTGTTTCAAAGCACCTGGAAAAATGTGGGCAACAACTGAAGTTAGACCTCGACCAAAGTCTACTCCACTTTCTGAGTCTGCAGATCAAATTCAGAAGTGGACAGGCAATGTTCCAAGAGTTGATGATCTTTATGAGGCTAAGTCTTATGAAGAGCTAGAGCGAATTGTTAATGCATGGCTTAATGGTGATGATGAAGAGTCATCTTCTAGTAGCACTGGAACTACACGTGGTGGCAGTCAAACAGCATCATCTCCAGCAGTTGTTCGTGATGAACCAAAAGCTTCCGAGCCTGTATCTTCTAAGTTTGAGTCTCTTGATGCTGCTTTCGCTGAACTTGAGGATGACGCGTCTCCTTTCTAAATAATTTTGTAAAAAGTTAAGACCGTTGATAAAATACCTCTTGTAACCAGGAGGTATTTTCATATGGCTAGAAAGAAAAAAGCAGATCCCGTAGTTGAAACCAGTGGTGCAGCAGAAGACTTTACCGCTGATCTTATTAAGTCGTTAAACAAAGAAAGAGGAACTCGTGTAGCATATAATCTTAGCACAGATGAATCTCCTACACATGTTAATAGGTGGATTAGCACAGGTTCACAACTATTAGACTATATTGTTTCTAATAGAAGAAATGGTGGTCTTCCAGAAGGACGTATTGTAGAAATATTTGGGCCTCCGTCTATTGGTAAGTCACATATCGCAACACAAATTGCTAGATCTACACAGCAAATGAACGGTATTGTTGTATATATCGATACTGAAAATGCAACAAGTATTGAAAATCTTAATGCTCTTGGCGTAGATATTAATAAGCGATTTGTTTATGTAGACACACATTGCACTGAAGAGGTTCTTTCTATTGCTGAAAGCACTATTCTTAAAGCAAAGGCAATGCAAAAAGATGTTCCTGTAACTATTATTTGGGACTCTGTCGCTGCATCATCACCTCGTGCAGAGCTTGTTGGTGATTATGATAAAGAAAGTATTGGTCTTCAGGCTCGTGCTATCTCAAAAGGAATGAGAAAGATTACAGGTGTTATTGCTAATGAAAATGTTCTTATGGTTTGTTTAAATCAGATTAGAACAAAAGTAGGTGTAATGTATGGAGATCCAACAACTACACCAGGAGGCATGGCAATTCCTTTCCATTCTTCAGTTCGTATTAAACTTGGTGCAGGATCACCTATTCTTGATAAAGATAAACATCCTATAGGAATTAACGTTTCAGCAAAAACAATTAAAAATAAAGTAACAGCACCATTCAGAACAACAAACTTTCAAATTCATTTTGGAATTGGAATTAAAGAACATGAAGAAGTATTTGATATTTTAAGAAAACATGGCCCTGAAACTATTGATAATCATGTTGTAGAAATTAGCGGTAACGGGGCATGGAAACATCTAAATGTAGCTACACTTGACGGAGAAATTGTTTTTGAAAAGAAGTTCTACAAAGCAGACTTTTATAAGATTATGCGAGGTGTAGAAACAAAGCCTTATGTAGACGCTTTGCTTGAAAGAGCTATGGTTAAGTCTAGAGTAACAGAAGAAGATGTGCATATTGACGCAGAATCTTACGAAGAGATGTCTGCTATTGCAGAACATATTGATGTAAGTGGCTTGGAGTAAAATGCAGCCTGAAATCTTAATAGATGGTCTTAACGTTTTTATGAGACACTATTGCGCAAACCCTACAGTTTCTCTTCATAACACACAATGTGGAGGAATTTTAGGGTTTTTGCGTAATATACAACACTTATGTGATAGGTTTAGACCTTATAAAATGACAATTGTATGGGAAGGAGGAGGTTCAAGTAGAAGAAGAGCAATAGAACCTAACTACAAACAAGGTAAAAGACCTGTTAAATTAAACAGAAGCGGTTATTATTCAGATAGATACGATACCAAAGACAATAGAGATGATCAGCTTAAAACTTTAATAGAAATTCTTAAATACATTCCAGTTACGCAGATATATGTAAATGATTGTGAAGCTGACGACGTGATTGGTTATATAAGCAAGAATAAAAAAGCTGGTCAGCGTAAAATTTTGGTTACTTCTGATAAGGATTATTACCAGCTTATAGACGATGACAATGTTATTTGGTCACCAAATCAAAAGAAGATAATAGATAAAGAAGAAGTTTTAGCTAAATGGGGCGTTTCTGCAACAAACTTTTGCACAGCTAGATGTTTTGTAGGTGATCAAAGTGACGGAATCAAAGGTGTAAAAGGTGCTGGTTTTAAAACAATGTTAAAACATTTTCCGCAGCTTCAAGAAAATGACTTTATCTCTGTTGAAGACATTATTGAGAAGACAAAAAATCTTCAAAGTAGTGCTAAAGTTGTAAAAGAGATAATTTCAAAGGAAGATAGACTTAAAAAAAATTGGCAATTAATGTATCTAGATAGCACATGTCTATCATGGCAGCAGATAAAATCTATCAATTATCAATATGACAATAAGGTTAAAAAGGAAAATAAAATGGATTTAATGCGCGTTATGATGCGTGAAGGTCTTAATAATTACGACGTCAATAATCTACTCATTTCAGTTAAAGCATCCATTATTATTTAGGAGATTAAATGTCTGAGAAAAACTTTTCCAAATACGGAAAGACTTTTCAAGAAAAAGTATTTCAAAGTATGCTCACCGATAAAGACTGGTCAGCACAAATGGTCGAGGTAATGACACCTGAGTATTTTGATATTAAATACTTACAATACCTTTGCGAAAAATACTTTACTTACTTTGCAAAATATAAGTCTTTTCCAACACTTTCACTACTAGTAACAATTATTAAAGATGAACTTATTAGTAGTAAAGATGTTGCGCTTCGGGATCAAATCATTGAGTATCTTCATCGAATGAAAACAAGTCCTGATATGTGTGATATTGCATATGTTAAAGAAAAGTCCCTTGAGTTTTGTAAAAGACAAGCATTTAAAGAGGCGTTGGAAAAGTCTGTTGAACTAATTCAAACAGACAAGTATGAACATGTTGTTGATATTATGAAAAATGCTGTATCAGTAGGCCTTCCAAATAGTAACGGTCATGACTTCTTTGAAGATCTAGAATCACGCTTTGTTGCTATTAATCGCCAAGTATGTCCTACTGGTTTAGGTCGCTTAGACTCTCAAGATATTCTTCGTGGTGGTCTTGGCCGAGGTGAGCTAGGTGTAGTTGCAGCAAATACAGGTGTTGGTAAGTCTCATTTCTTAGTAGAAATGGGTTGTGCTGCAATGCGTGTTGGTAAAAATGTTGTTCACTATACTTTTGAGCTATCTGAACACGAAACAGGTAAAAGATATGACTCGAATCTTTGTAACATTCCTAGCAATGAAGTAATTGAAAGAAAAAAAGAAGTTATTGATAAATACAAAGATATGGACTTAGGTAGACTTGTTATTAAAGAATATCCTACTGGAGGTGCTTCTGTAGTAACAATTAGAAACCATATTGAAAAGCTTATGCTTAAAGGTTTTGTGCCTTCTATTATCATTGTAGACTATGCTGATGTAATGAAATCAACAAGAGCTTATGACTCCTTGCGACACGAGCTAAAGCTTATTTATACAGAACTTCGTAACCTTGCATCTGATCTTAATGTTCCTATTTGGACAGCATCACAGGCTAATAAAGATTCTGCTAAATCTGATATTGTTGGTCTAGAAAATATGTCTGAAGCATATGGTAAAGCTCAAGTTGCTGATATTGTTCTTTCTATTAGTCGAAAACCAACAGAAAAAGCTGATGGTAGCGGTAGAATCTTTGTTGCTAAAAACCGAGCAGGCCGCGATGGTCTTTTATTTCCGCTAAGTATTGATACTGCAAGGTCTAAGTTTAAAATCTTAGATGATACAGAACTAACACTTAATGAAGCGGTTGCTCAAGATAATAATGCTATGAAAAATATTCTTAAAGAAAAGTGGAAAGAGGTAAATAATAATCATGGTTAGAATTTGTTTAAGTGACGAACTACACAGTGTGCTTTCAGATAATAAAGTTGATCCACAATCTGAATATATTCCTGCTTACGGTGGTGAAAGTGCAGGTTTAGATCTTTATAATTGCGGTCCAACAATTCATATTAAACCTTCAAGTTATAAACCATCTGTATCTACTGACACACAAGTTAATAAAGTTTTAATTCCTACAGGTATAAGAATTGATGTTCCACGTGGTTATGTTGCCTTAGTTCAAGAAAGAGGATCTATAACAAAGACACCTTTAAAAGTTCGTGCCGGTGTAATTGATAGTGGTTATACAGGAGAAGTTTTTGTAAATTGTATAAATACTGGTCCCGATGTCTATACTATTTATAATAAAAATAAACTGCCATTTCAAATTGTAGTAGTGAAGTGCGACAATGATTTTCAGGTCGTATCTGAAGAGGAATACTTAAATCTAACCTCTACTGCTCAAAGACAAGACGGGCAAGTAGGAAGTTCAGACTAAGGGGAAAAAGTGGAAAATTATCACAGTATTATTGTCGATAAAAGTAGAGATAAAAGTCTAAACAAGTTTTCAATTGACTTGCTAAAAAATTACTATATGTTATCTGAAGAAGACTCTCCCCAAGAAGCTTTTGCAAGAGCAGCACTAGCTTTTTGTGCAGGAGATAAAGAACTAGCTCAAAGAATTTATGATTATGCTTCTCAACAGTGGTTTATGTTTTCTTCACCAATCTTATCAAACGCGCCTAAACCAGATAGCACATCAAGAGGGTTACCTATCTCTTGTTTTCTTTCATACGTAGACGATAGTCTAGAAGGATTAATGGATCATAGCGAAGAACTAAGGTGGATGAGTGTTAAAGGAGGCGGTGTAGGAGGACATTGGTCAAGTATTAGAAGCAATAGTGAAATTTCTCCTGGCCCTATTCCTTTTCTCAAGACAGTTGATGCTGATATGACTGCATACCGTCAAGGTAAAACACGTAAAGGTAGCTATGCTGCTTATATGAATGTTTCCCATCCAGACATTATAGAGTTTTTAAATATTAGACTGCCAACAGGTGGCGATGTAAATAGAAAATGTTTTAATCTGCATAATGCAGTAAATATTACAGATGACTTTATGGAAGCTGTAGTTAATGGCGACAACTGGAATCTTTTAGATCCTAACGATGGTTCTATTAGAGATACAGTTAAAGCTAGAGACTTATGGCAAAGAATTCTTATTACAAGATTTAGAACAGGTGAACCTTATCTTAACTTCATTGATGAGGCAAATAGACGTTTGCCAAAGTTTCAAAAAGATCTTGGTTTAAAAATTCACGGTAGTAACTTATGTAATGAAATTCATCTTCCTACAAATAAAGATAGAAGTGCTGTTTGTTGTCTTTCATCGCTTAATTTAGAAAAATATGAAGAGTGGAAAGATACAACAATTGTAGAAGATCTTATTACATATCTTGATAACGTACTTCAATATTTTATTGACAAAACAGAAAACATGAATGGACTTCTCAAAGCAGGAAATTCTGCGTTTAAAGAAAGAAGTCTTGGATTAGGTGCCATGGGTTTTCACTCTTTTTTACAAAGTAAAAATATTCCATGGGAATCAGCAATTGCAAAGTCACTAAATATGAAGATTTTTTCAACAATTAAAGAAAGAGCTTTTAAACAAACACAAAAGTTGGCTCAAGAAAGAGGAGAGTGTCCGGACGCCAAAGGTCACGGAGTTCGTAATAGTCATCTGTTAGCTATTGCACCTAATGCTAACTCTTCTATTATTGCTGTAACTTCACCTTCTATTGAACCTTGGAAAAGCAATGCATTTACACATAGAACAAGAGTTGGTAGTTACTTAGTAAAAAATCCTCATTTAGAGAAAGTATTAAGAGAACAAGCAGAGTCTGTAACAGACATAAAATATGGTCAAGATAAATTCGTAGAAGACCACTGGAAGTCTATAATATTAAATGAAGGATCAGTTCAACACTTAGACTGGATGTCAGACTGGCAAAAAGAAGTATTTAAGACAGCATTTGAGCTAGATCAAAGATGGTTAGTCGATCATGCAGGTGACAGACAAGAATTTATATGTCAAGGTCAAAGTGTTAATTTATTCTTTCCAGCTGGAACAGAAAAGACATATGTTAATAGTGTTCATTTAAGAGCATGGAAAAGGAAATTAAAAGGTTTGTATTACCTACGTACAAATGCAGGAGCTAGTGCAGAAAAAGTAAGTGAGAAGA